CATAGCACTGACTCCATTTCGTCGATGTATAGGCCCTGAGCAATCAGTCGGCTACGGCGGGCGGCACGCGCTATGCACTCCTGCCGTCTGCCTTCCTGCGATTGCTCAATGGCGCGCCGGGTGAACAGGCGTGATTTGCCTTGCGGCGTTACGACCTTTGGCTTCGTGACCAGGTCGAATGTCCGGTCGCAGATGCCTTCCTCGTTGATCCATTTTTCCGACTCAACGATCTGAGCTATCTGTCCGGAGCCGCGGGTAATGCCGTTGGCAACCCGGTTAAACTCGATGAGCGTTACGCCAAACTTCTCGGCGATTTCGCTGCCGGTTACCGGGCGGCCGCGCGTCTGAATCATCCAGATAACGCGCTCACGGAGGCCAGAGAATTGCCCGGTTCGCCCTGGCCTGCGATAGAAGGGTGTGCGTTTCATTCGAGCTCCAGAATGCGGCGCTTCGTGTCCGCAACAAGTTCGAGGAAGTCTTTTCGGCGCGCTTGTAGCCGGGCTATTTCTGTTTCACATTCGGCAGCTGTAAGGCGATAGACAATGAGCTGTTTACCGTCCGGGAAATCAGAGCAGTAACTGATGAAGTCCACCCAATCCCTGCCAGAGCAATCAAGGTGACCGACCAGTTGCCATCTGTATGCCGGATCGAAGGAGCCGCGGGTGAGGGTGGAGTAGTGAGTGGCGGCAATGACCGACTTAATCTCAACGAGCCCGTCCTGGCCAACGAGGCCGTCGGGGCTGTCGCCGTAAGTTTCGTGATCAAAGAACCCGCCGTTATCCACATCGACGAAGTTCATCTCTTCGTAGAGCATGCGGGCAATGGGCTCCTGTTCGTGCCCGCGTTCCATGTGTTCGTTTGAGAAGCCGAACTCAGACTTGCATCCCTTAATCTGCTCAAGAGCCAACTGAAGGGCATAACGCTTGGCTGGCTCACCAAACGCCTTTCCATCGTTAGCCATAATCAGTCCGAAGTTTGAAGCGGTGGCCTTACCCAGGCGTAGAGCATCCCACTCTTCACCATTTTGCTCGACGTCGTGCCAGATCATGATGAACACTCCTGCTCAAGCTGGCGGCGATGTTCTGGAGAAATGTCCATTCTCGCCAGCACTGCATCAAGGTTGCCATCGCGCTTGAAGGCGGCCTTAGCGTTATTCCATGCCTGCGTTCTTTCCGGTGAAAGCACCGGCTTTGTAACGCGCGCCGGGCTTAAGCGGAGGCCTTCAACCGATTCCTTTCCGAACCGGACATTTTTATCGACGTAAACAGTGACCTTCACGCCTACCCAATCCTCAAGGAAGGGGGATCCGGTAATGCTTTTCAGCATCTTGCTGTTCGTGGCATTCAGAATCATCGGCTTAAGCTTTTCGCCAGGGCGCAGCTCGCGCTCTTCAAAATAAGCAGTGTTAAAAACGTCTTTGGATTTTTTTGTTTTGTCGTTTTCTAACGTTGCCCGGGCGATCGTCAGCACCGTAGGCTCAACGATGTCGGCGCTGCTCAGGTATGGAGAGTCAAAAGCTTTTCGGTAGTGAGTTTTAGATTCAGACATTTCATGCATCCTTAAAACGGGCAGCAGCGTTGCATTGCAGCGTCTGGTTGATGCCAAGAAAGGGAAGTTGGTTGTCATTCCAGAGGGAGAATTTATCGTTGCAGGTATCACGCTCAATAACAGTAGCTATAACAACACGCGCTTTCAGTGTGAGGGCATGCTGAAGTTAAAGCAACGAACTTCCACTTCTGAAAACAATGCCGGAATGCCAGCTTACATGGGCATCTTATTGAAAGATGTTTTCGATGTTACAGGGCATCTCAGATTCGATGGGCAGAGAACTCTACAGCCAGATGAGGAGCACATTTATTGTGTCGGCATAGCAGGTGGTGGGCGGTTCGACTTCACTCATGAAATTAAAGATATTAAAGGCGACGGATTTTATGTTTCTCAATCTGACTGGTTGTCAAATAGTGCCATTACTAATGGCCTGCGCCTAAGAGGAACGATTTCCAACGGTGTTATTGACGGCCGTAACGCCATCTCAGTTATCAGCTGCAAAAACTTCAATATTGATGTCTCTATCAATAATGTTGGCGGCATTGTAGGCGGGATTCAGCAGCCTGGCGGAGTTGATTTGGAGCCTAATTTCGACTATCAAATTATTGATAGCGGTTTCATTAATATAGTTGCAGATAATAGCGCATTTGGAGTATGCATATTAGGTAAGTCGTATAATGTCAATAATCTTAAAATCAAGGCCATCCTTAGTAATAACTGCAAACCATATCTGACACGTTTCAAAAATTGCGACATTGATATTCAAAATAAAGATGGAGGGGTTGCTGCTGAAGTTGATACATGTGTGGATAGCAAGATCAAAATTCGACACCATAATTGCAATTCTGGTGCTATTTACGGCTTTAACGGGCAAGTATTGGGATGTGAGATTGAGACAATCGGGACGCAGTGGAAGGATTCAGTTGCAGGACATTACGACATTCAATCATGTATATTTAAGGTTTCAGCTTATGATTGCCTGGGCACAGGCACTGGGTTCGCCTGGATCATCGGCATTCCTAATGGGAAAACATCAGCGTACATACCTGCGTATAATCGTTACAGTATTGACTGCCCAAGGCAGACCAATGCAGTGTATGCAATTCGTAACGCAAGCCATCTTGTATTAACCCGGTGTATTCTATGTAACAGCAATCTTGGTGGATGGAATAACTGGGGGGATGCAGTACTTGGTCAGGTTGCGAACGTTATTGAAAGTACAATATGTAACACTCTCAGCAGTTCAAACGCCATGCCAGGTTCTGGTTATTATCCTCAGGGAGTTATCGTTAAAGCAAACTCTAATACGGTTACCTCAGGGCAGGTGCTCTATGGATGGCTGAGACTAACAACAAGCAATAGTCACATTTTAGATACAGACTGGAAAGCCGTGAAATTTTTGTGGTGAAACAGGCCCCTGACGGGGCCTGTTTTGTTATTTGCATTTCTTGTCGAAATCAACAATTGCAATATCTTTAACGATATGCAGGTCAAATAATCTCTCATTTCGAGTAAAACTGGAAGTACACATCTCGCTCAATGTATTTTTTACCGTATCTTTATCAGGTACCCTTGGAAGGTACAAGCCTTCAAAGTTGAATCTATTGTAAGGCCACGACCAATTGTAAAAATAATTTGGTATGTTGAACTTGAAAATCGGGAAGTTATTTTCTGAATTCAGCAGAACCGGCGATTTCGCATATGCTCCATTGAAAGCAATATAGTTATAATCTATTCCTCTTAAGCTGTGCTTTATATCATTAATAATAACAGAGCTATATTCGGACTGAGCTTTGGATGCAGCGCCAAATGCATAGATATACACGGCAAAATAAGTGAGTGGAATTAGCAGCAAAAGGATTAAATATTTTGCTTGAGTGTTTTTAGTTAATACGTAAACACAATAAAAGACAAGCAGGTTTAATCCACCAAACCCTACGTATAACCGTGAAAAATAAGGTACGGCACTCTCAAGAGGTAGCAGGGAGCCCATCGTGGCAATCAAAGAAACAAAAGGTAGTGAAACTAATGCTAGGTATGTGAATATTAATGAAACACTTTTCTGAGTCCCCTTTTTTTTCTTTGCAAGCTTGATGCAACAAAGCAATATTAAGCATGTAACTGCTAAGAAATAAATTGCCGCCATACCATGAAAGAAAAATCTATCAACGAAGTTATAATATGCAGTGAGATTGTTGACAGCATTACTAAACAAGCCACCTCCATCTATTCCTGGATGGCTGGAATTGTGTGACCCTGAAAATGTATTCGGTAGGATAATTTTCAAGTATAAGAATGCTGATAAAGCAAGGGCCAAAATTCTGGATGCAGCAAGCATTAACGCATATTTATGCTCATTCCTATGCTCAATAGTGTGCATAAACTGTATTATGCTGCAAAAAATGTAAAGATTTATAGATGGCTGGTAGGTGCAAAAAACCACAATTACAGTGGCTAATGATAATAAAAAGTCTAAGTGATAGTCATTCTTATTTGCATTGATCAGTAGAAGTGGTGCGCATAATGAAACACACATCGGCAGCACATCAAATCTATAAGAAAGTATCTCTGGGAGTGAGGGCGTCAACACATATCCAAGAGGAACGATAAAATAAATACCTCCGGAGACTATATATTTCTTATGAAACATATAAAGTGCTAAGGCTATCAATGAGCATGACAAAATCAGAGGTAAAGGGAAAATGTCAATTAATCTATGATTAAAAGATAGCAACTGCATTAACCAGTCTGAAACTGGTCTGCCATCAACCCCCCACCTAGTATAACCTTTTGTTGCCCTCCCCATATCGTCAATATAATATTGAGAAGACAAAAATATTGGAAGAGAAAGAAATAATATAGCGATTAAGTAATCTTTATATTTTATTGTTTTCATTTTCCAATCCCAGCCTTGGATTTTAGTATGTAACGTGGTCGATTTTTAACTTCTACATAAATCCTGCCAATGTATTCACCCAAAACACCAATTCCTATAAGCTGAATGCCTCCAAGAAAAAGTATAGAGACGAGGAGGGATGGGTAACCACGCACAGCATTACCAAAGGCGAGGGTATCTATAATCATCCATGCTCCATACAGGAAAGCCACGCCAGCAACCAGTAAACCAATGTAGGTCCACATGCGGAGGGGGAAGGTTGAGAAGCTTGTGATGCCCTCTAGAGCCAGATTCCAGAGCTTCCATCCGTTGAATTTTGTGCTTCCTGCGACGCGTTCTGCGCGTGCATATTCAACGACATCGGTGCGGCCGCCAACCCAACTCAGCACGCCCTTCATGAAAAGATTCCGCTCTGGCATAAGCTTAATGTTTTCCACAACATCACGCGACATAAGACGGAAGTCACCAACGTTTTCTTCAATCTTTGGATTGCTGATCTTGTTGTGCAGCTTATAGAACCACTCAGCTGTCTTGCGCTTCAGTCTGCCATCAGTGGAGCGGTCAGAACGCTTGGCAAGAACCATGTCAGCCCCGGCCTGCCATTTCTTTATCAGGTGCGGAATGACTTCGATGGGGTCTTGTAAGTCTACGTCAATCGGGATAATGGCTTCACCGTTTGCGTGATCAAGTCCAGCGAATAGTGCAGGTTCTTTCCCAAAGTTGCGAGTGAATGACAGTGGAACAACAAGCGGATCGGCAACAGCAAGCGCGTTGATAATTGATTCTGTCGCGTCTTTGCTGCCGTCGTTTATGAAGACTATCTCAACTTCATATTGCTGAAGCCCTTCAAATTCCCGCACCGTTTTATAAAAAATCGGTATCGCGTCTTCTTCGTTGAAGACGGGAACGACCAGAGAAATTTTCATTTCGCATCCCTAAAGACAATGAACTTTGAATAAATGAATCCGCACACCAGGCTGATGGCGGAGAAGATAACTAGCGTGATAATTGGTGCCATGCCAGACTTATCAGCGCACCATCCAACAGCAGCGCTAAGCGTTCCCATAAAGCCAACGTAGAGCATATAGCGCAGAGTGGTAGTCGATGACTTAAAAGTAAACCTGGCGTTTGCAAAGAAGCTGAATGACACAGCCACGACGAAGCCGGCGAAGTTACCAAGCGCCTGGCCTGTGTGAAACGCGTATATGCAGATAGCAAACACAACCCAGTGAATCAGCGTGTTAATGACGCCGATTGATGTGTACTTAGCAAAGAGCTTTAACATTATATAAATCAGTCAATTCGGAAAGGTCTGAAGTTTAGCACCACTGTGAAACTTGATCGACCCTCATATTTGACGATACTGTATCTATATACAGTTGTTTTTGGAGGGGCCATGGAGGCAAAAGCTCAGCGATACAAACTTGAACAGTTATGTAGCGTTAACCGCTACTCATGCCTGGTCGAAACATCAGGTGGTTATGCGCTTTTTCAGCCTGATCTTGTGCCATCCAACGGAACACGCGTGCTGGTGCATGCGTTCGGACAACTACAGTTCGCGGTCGTTATGGGCGGGGCGCTCATCACCGAAGACGGTGAAAGCATAGAAGGCGATGGTTTAGATGAAGTTGAAGTCATGGGAGTGATAACCTTCTTTATAAATGGCGCTGCGGCGTTCACAGACGACAATCCGGTGATGTGATGTTTGCCCTGGTCGATGTGAACTCATTTTATGCCAGTTGCGAGACGGTATTCAGACCAGACCTGCGCGGGCGGCCTGTTGTCGTTCTGTCGAACAATGACGGTTGCGTAATCGCGCGCAGCGCCGAGGCAAAGGCAGCCGGGATAGCAATGGGCGAGCCGTTCTTCAAGCAGAAAGAGCTGTTCCGGCGCGCTGGTGTGGTTTGTTTCAGCAGTAACTATGAGCTTTACGCTGACATGTCCAGCAGGGTAATGACTACGCTGGAAGAAATGAGCCCGCGCGTGGAAATTTACAGCATAGACGAAGCCTTTTGCGACCTGACCGGCGTAAGAAACTGCCGGGACCTGACTGAATTTGGGAAAGAGATACGCGCGACTATTTTACAGCGGACGCATCTTACAGTCGGCGTCGGCATAGCGCAGACCAAGACGCTGGCTAAGCTGGCTAACCATGCTGCGAAAAAATGGCAGCGACAGACGGGCGGCGTGGTCGATCTCTCAAACGTCGACCGGCAGCGAAGGTTACTGGCGCTTGTTCCTGTGGAGGATGTCTGGGGCGTTGGTCGTCGCATTAGCAAAAAGCTGAACGCCATGGGCATCAAAACCGCACTGGACCTCTCAGAGCAGAGCACGTGGATTATCCGTAAACACTTCAACGTTGTGCTGGAGCGAACTGTGCGGGAACTGCGTGGTGAGCCATGCCTGGATCTGGAAGAGTTCGCGCCGGTGAAGCAGGAAATCGTATGCAGCCGATCGTTTGGCGAACGCATTACTGACTATGAGCAGATGAGGCAGGCTATTTGCAGCTATGCGGCCCGTGGTGCTGAGAAGCTACGTGGTTAGCATCAGTACTGCCGTTTTATATCCGCCTTCGTTAAGACCTCTCCATTTGCCCTTAATGAGCCGTATTATGGAAACAGCGCATCGGTAAGGCTGCTCACGCCAACGCAGGACAGCAGAGACATCATCAACGCCGCGGTAAAGTGTCTGGACAAAATCTGGAAGGACGGTCACCGGTACCAGAAAGCGGGTGTCATGCTGGGCGACTTCTTCAGCCAGGGCGTGGCCCAACTAAACCTTTTCGATGACAGTGCTCCCCGAGCTGGTAGTGAGAAGTTAATGGAGGTACTTG